TCCACGTACCGACAAATCTTTTTGGTACGAGTTTAGATTCTTTAATGACGTAGGTGTAACTTGTAATAGATACACATCACTATCAGTTTTGTTTGTAAGTGTTACTGCCAATCTCTTTTGATCAGAACAGGCTTTAATTTTCCCACCAGTTGGGGATATTTTAGAACCCCACGCGTTCTGTGGACAGGTAGCACACAAATCATTTTGTGGTTCATTGCTATACTCACTTGGTGTAGCACCATTAAACGAATAGCAATCAGGTAGGTTATTATCCCTATCAGGACTCCATTCATTTTTATACCACGATTTAGAAAGCTTAGGGTTTGCACCAACTATGACTACGTCTAGAGTTTCTTCCTCTTTATCGTCTACAAAGAAAAGCTTTGTGTTTTTAATTGCTATCTTAGGTATTGACATTAGTCTTCTACTTTTGTTGTGGGCTTTCTAACTGAAAGACTTATTCTAGTTCCATAGTTTATACCACTAGGCACAGCTTTGTTTGCGTCTATGTATCCTCGTACTGCATATTTACTTACTCTCTTCTCTAGTAAATCATATGCTTCGTTCTTAACAATAAAGCTTAGCACTTCGTCCCAATCTCCTACTTGAGCGTAGTCATTTGTTGTTAGGAAAGCTGTACCATCTTCAGTTTTAAACTGTGTAACTCCTTGTTCATCTGCTTTTATCTTGAGGAATGATTCAAGCTTAGCTAACTTTGCGACTATGTCTTTTACTTTTTCTTTAGCTTCAGCTTCAATAGCTTCTTTCTGTCCTCTAAGTTTTAAATAGGTTTTAATTACTGCGTCTACTTTTTCCATTAATTATCCTCCTTTTCTGTTTGAATTAAATCTAATAGTAATCCTTGCAGTCGTTGCTTCTTACGCAACCTGTCATACATTTTGTATTCTAACTCAGTAGATTCTATATGTATTACATTGGAAGAATATTTTTTACCTATACGTTCTATCCTTCCATTAGCCTGTACATATTGTTCATTACTTGTTATAGGTCCATACCATATGATAGTATCTGCGGCTGTTAGTGTAAGCCCATGTGCCATAGTAGCTGGGTGTGCTACAAGTATGTGTGGGTTGTCTGTGTTTTGAAAGTTATTAAAGATTGCACTACGTTTAGATGACGATACTTCTCCGTTTACAATTTCTACTGACCAATGTTTAGACAACTCTCTATCTAACATTCGTAATGTTCCAGTAAGAGGAACAAATATAATAACTTTGTTACCCACTTCTTCTATTATTTCCTTCACAAGATTAACTCTAGGTGTACAAGCTAGTTCTATGTGGCGTCCGTCGTCTCCATATGCTACACCACAAGCTATTTGTATAAGCTTTTGCATCTTAACAGCTTCATTAACAGCAGTGATAGATCCTTCTGTAGCAAGTTCTGTTACGAATGTCCTAATCATTGCCTGGTAATGCTTAGTTTGTTCAGGTGTTAAGTCTGCTTTCCTTGTTTGATATACAGTAGGTGGTAAATCAAAACACTCATCTCTTGCATAACGTATAGCAGGGTGTAATGTTTTCTTTACTATATCTATAGATTCAGGTCTTGGTAACCATCTCCATTGCCCTACCTTCATCATTACTAATTCTTTAAAAGCTGTGTAAGTTTTAGTAGCATATGGACTACCTACTAATTTAGATAATGCCCAAGCATCTGTTGGTTCATTAGGTGTAGGTGTACCAGTCATTAGCCATAGTCTTATGTCAGGGTGATGGTCAATCCACTTACGTAGTATACGGAATCTTTTAGTTGATGGTGTTCTATATACTGCGGCTTCGTCTACTATAACCAAATCAAATATGTCTTTGGCTGTGTCAGCTATAATATTAAATCCGTCATGGTTAACTATAAAGAAGTCTGCATTTGTTTGTAGTAACTTTAATCGTTTACTAGCAGTACCATGTAGTATTACTGATTTCCTATGAGGGAAGTTCATAAATATAGCATCATCCCATACTCGTTCAAGAGTAGATAAAGGTGATATTATTAGACACCTTTGTATTGTTTTAGATTCCATAAGATAATCAGCCGCCCATAAAGCACTCTGCGTTTTACCAGTACCAATTTCATTTAGTACTAACCCACGCCTGTTCATTGTAAGAAACTCAGAGGTTATTTTTTGATGCTCGTATGGTTTGTACATACCCGCCCATTTGTAGTAGTACATAATAGGTGATGGTGCATTGATCCCTAAGTTCCTAAGTATAGTTACTTCGTCTATCTTATGTGGTGTTATTACTATATCTCTTCCGTGCATATTAATTGTTTTAGCTGATGGTATACAGTTAAGTACCCTATCAGGTTGGTTTAATTTTAATGCTAAAGCTTTAGCATCTTCGACTACTATCATTATGTTCTCCTATATAATGTTTTACTTCTTGTATAGTTTCGTCATCACAGACAACAAAACATTTCCCCCCTGCTTTGGTTATATCTTCCATACATTTTATCTGCAAAGCTGTAGGTTTCTTTGACTTACTAGCTTTACATTCTATCCCTACAAAAGTTCCATTAACAATAGCAACCCTATCAGGTATACCTGCTTTGCCAAATGGTCCTGCTTGAGGACTGTAATACCACACACCAAGTTCTTTTAACATGGTGTCTAGTTTCTTTTTTATCTTTCCTTCAGGTGTAGTAGCCATACTGTTAATATAGCTATCTTTACACCAGTGTCAAGTATTATTGAGCAAACTCACAAAAATTATTACAAGGACAAAACCTGCATAAACCACTTGGCTTTGGAATCCAGTTGTCTGTTTTGATTGATATGTATATATGTTTAAGCTTTGTAAGAAACTTATTTATTATAACTGGTAAGTCTTTGTTCCTTGTAAATGTTTTAGTATCTGTGCCTAATTCTTTTAGCCATACAAAAGATGTCATTACTTTTTCTATTTTAGGGTAGTGCAAGAAAGTTTGCATAGCGAATAGTTCTAATTGTGTAAAGTCAGGTCTGCGTTTACCTGTCTTCCAGTCCATAACTGTAGCTGATTTTTCATTAAGCAATAGTACATCTACTATGGACCTGAACCATGCGTCACTTGCTTTCCAAGTAGTTGGTGTAAACTCTTTGTTTATACACATCTTCTGTTCCACTAATACTTTAGACTTGGTCTTAAGAATTTCGGCACATAAATTTTCATGCTTGGCTGTTTCTTCTGTCAACTTCTTACCATCTGCTAAGCGTTTCTCTAGATCCGCATGCACACGTGTACCATATATGGTCGCTGCATTACCTACATCTTCTACTTCTTTAGTAATCCTTTGATGGTAATATCTTTTAGGACAGTTCTCGTACATCTTAATAGATGAAAACGAATGTGATAGGCTCATTCTTTCTTTCCTTTTACATATAAGATTCGTCTTGCTTGTGCTTCAGTAATCTTAAAATAGTCTGCTAAATCCTGTAGTCCAAACTTTTTCTCTGTTGTTCTTTCTACGTGAATACCACCAGTTTTCATAACTCCTTGAGGTCTTCCTTTATTATCTTGCCAATAGTTTTGTATGGTTATTATATCAGATTCATTAAATTTTGTCATTTGATTTTCTTTCCATCCTTTCCTCTTTTATAGGTTACTCTTAAATAAGCTTCTTCGCCCACTGGTTTGTGATACATTTCATCTGTCCACACTCCAAAGTTTTTTACGTGGTATAAAGTTTCTTTCTGTTCATCTCTTATTGTAGGCACAAACGCATCAACTAAAGGTGAGGCTACTAACCATTCATGTTTATCCTTAGTAGCCCCAAACCTTAATGGGATAGCTTTAGGTTTCTGTGGGTTGTCCACCATCTAAATCCTCAGCTGTGTTAGCCATTCGCTGGAACAAATCATGCTTCATCAGTTCCAGCTGTGATATTAGTTCCATAACATTAGTAATGTCTGATGAAAACCTAAGATATTGGTTATCAACTTTAACCATCAGCATAAAACTGGAAGCATACTCTGCTTCTTCTATAGCTTTTGTTGCCATCTTTATTGTTTTTAGTACCTCTTGGTTGGTACGTTCCCTATTTAGTTCTCGTATATTAGTCACTTAACTTCTCCATAATTACTGCCAACCCCTGCTTCACAGGCAACAGGTAAGTCTGGTGCCCAGGTAGGGGGTGTTGACATAGTTTCTGTAATAAGTTTCAGTGCGTTTGACTCTTCAGCTTGATCAACTGATACAATGATTTCGTCATGCACCTGAAACGCGATAGGATAATGTTTACTTATCCTAATCATTTGCTCTGATATAACAATCCGAGCCAAAGCCTGAACAATATTTTCCGTTACTTTACCTCCGTATATATTAGTCCAGTCTTTATCTTCTAAAGAAGTTCCAGCAACCTTAGCTTTTATATACTTCCTAAAAGTTCTGCTGTTAGATATGTACCTCCAATCTCCTTGATGATTGTGTAATGCAGGGTACTTTATCCACATTCCATTTGGCAAAGGAATACCTCTATCTTCTGTTGCCATAAAATATTCGCTATGACTAGCTATAGTAAACTCTGTCTTGTTTGCTATGTGTGTCAATGCGTAGTCACATACTTGCCAAAAGTCTACAATCTTTTGGTTTTCTCTACGATAAAGAGTAACAATTTCTTTAGCCATCTCTATGCTTACCATCTGTCGTGGTTCGTATTCATCTAAGTTTATAGCTTTTAATCCTTTGTTAACAGTATCCCAGTATTTATGAGACCCCATGCCATAACCTAAACCTAGTATGCAAGTCTTGCCTATGAATCTTGAACTTGTATCTTCTTTGGTTATCTTTCTACCAAATACTTTAGATGCAAACTCACTATACACATCTCGACCTTCCCTGAAAGCTTTAACTAACTCTGTTTCTTTTGACAGCCATGCTAATACTCTTGCTTCTATCTGTGAGGAATCACAGGCTATGAGTACTTTACCTTTGTCTGCTTTAAGGGCCCGTCGTATTGCACCATTACGTGGTAAGTTCTGTAGGTTTAACTTGTCACCCCCTGAAAACCTTCCAGTATGTGCACCATAATAGTTAAGCATTATAGGTAGCTTACCTCTATCTGCAACCTTAATTAAGTTTTCTGTTCTAGTTTCCTCTATGGTAGATTTAGTACCTAGCCTTGTGTTTACTAACGTAGATACAACCACATCACTACTGTCTTTCATAGATACAAACTCTTCGTCAGTCTTGGCAAAAGCATATGTTAGTTTACCAGTAGTAGGACTTATCTTTGTAGGAGGTTCAACTCCAAACCTCTCAAGTAAGTGTGCAAACTTCTTGTCACTCATAATTACTTTGCGAGTCATGTCATTGTCGTCAGTAAAGTTTACCATGTCAGGCATACGTTTACATACATCTGTTAAGTCTTTTAATAGCTTGGCTTTCTTTGCTTTAACCTTACGCAAATGACCTTCTAATATTTGCTTGTCTAGTACTATACTAGGTTCGGTGTACATTCTTATGGTACTATCTATAACCATCAACTCTAACAAAGGAAAAGTATCTCCGTTATATATAACATACTCTTCGGAAGTTTTAAGTTTGTTAAATAATTTATAGGTTAGTTCTACATCATTAATACAATACTGCTTAAACCTATCCCATTCTTCTGAAGTAAAATCTTCTTTATGTTTCCCAATAGAGTTAAGTATTTCTTTACCTTTAATACCTATCCTATTTGCATATGCTAAAGCATCAAGGCTACAACCAGTAGTATTTCCATTGGTAGGTCTTGCCATTGACATAGTATCAAACCAAAACTTCGGCTTCACATTATATATCCAAGATAATATAGCACCATCAAACACAGTATTGTGTGCAAGAATAGCTTTGTCCTGTAGATTTAAACTGTCAAGATGTTTCTGTATGTTATCCGATACCCATTCTGGGGAATTGCTACCACATTTAGTAGCAACCCCCAAGACCTCAAACCTCTCATCTCTTACGTAGGCTTCAGTAGTCATCTTACGCAGGGAATAATCTCTGTCGTAATAAGTTTCAAAGTCTATAGTAACTATGTCCATCAGTTTTTCTCTGCCATAGCACACTCATATTCTATACCTGCGTATGCCATTCTATCTACATAATGGTCTTTCTTTTTAGGGCTGACCTGCCCTCTAGATAACTTGGTACAAGTATGAAGCAATGCAACATCTCTTGCAGTAAGGTTATGTCCAGTAATAGCATTGAATATAAGTGCAATATGTTTATGATTAGTCACAGGATTACCATAGTCTTTATGTCTAGCATTACCTGTTAAGTCTATAGCTTCCTTTAGTAAAGTCAATCTATCCTCAAGGAAACTAGATTGTTTTTCACTAAACCCTTTATAGAATACTTCATCAGGTGTACCTCTGTTATCCCTGATAAACTTTACATTTTTTATAGGTAGCCCAGTCTTATGGGCTACCCTTGCTAATGTTACTTTAGGATTATCTACAAACATTTGTACTGCTTGTTCATAAGGTGTTTTATTAGGCACTTTGTTCCTCCTTTACTAATGTATATGTGTCTATTCCTAGACCACAAAAGATTGAAAATTTATTGGCTACTTCTACAGCTTGTTTTGCTGTTGCTCCCATAGCCATAGCACCATAAGCAAAGTGACTACCTTGCCCAATAGCATATATACCTTCCCCCATAGTTATAGGGGTAGGACTTTGTTCCCAACGTAATAAGTTTGATGTATAGCCTCTCTGTTTAGTCACTACTATAAACTGACAGAAGGGTGTAGACATCTGCGACTTGGGAAATTTAGCTGGGTCTGCACCTTTTAAGTACCAGTTTCTCATGTCATTTAGTTTATTAATATCTCCTGCACCTGATATGATTACCTTACCAAGCGAAGGGTGTTGTGCATACCAAGCTTTCTGCGTTGATTGCTTTATGTCTTGGTCTATTGCCATCTTATCTGTGGCTAATGTCTTGCCATCATATACAATAATAGTCATGGTCTTACATCTCCTATAAATACATTAAATTTTTCTCTTAATGGAATAGATAACTTATCAAATATTTTGTTTATGTTATCTATAACTTCTTTGTGGTTGTATGCTTTAAACTCCCAGTAATAATATCCTTGATAGTGGTCGTACATATAATCAACCAAAGCTGTAAGTAATTCAACTGGATACTTGTTTTCTTTCATACAATGCACTATCCAATCTATATTATTAGGGTCGGTTAAGTCTGTCTTCTCTCTGTCATATACACCCTTTTGCCTATATTCTTTTCTTAATTTAACAGCATCATCAACTAAAGAAGTAAACACTTGGCTCTTGGCTCTTACACGTAAACCTTTCTTAAATCTTTTTACAATACGCAACCATTCTTTTCTGTTGTCCTTGTTAATCTCTACTTCTAAATCATCTCTAGGATTAACACATTCACCAGTAGCTAAATCAAATGTAATACCTTCAAAGTATTCTTGGTTGGATTTACCTCGTAACCATTTGTAATACTCGTTCCAAGAGTACCTCCATTCAGTTGAGTTCCTCTCTACCCAATTAAGGTAATCATTATCTTTCTTTGTTTCTTGTGGTAAAGTTTCATTAAACGCATTACATTCTGTTTCTATTTTCGTATGTTGTTTGTCTGCAAGTTTAGTATGCACCAATCTATACTTACCAGTCTTTACTCTTACAAATATCAAGGGAAGACCCCTTGTAAAACTACCAACTAAAGTAGTTCCGTGATAGCTTATATAATCTTTTGGATATACAAACTCTATAGTATTGTTTGGATATATGTTGCATATATGATCTTCTTTAGTGTATGCCCACCTAAATTTTACAGTATATGGTGTTCCATTTTCGCTATACTTAGCACTACTACTTTTATGAATTATACCCCAGTTTCTAAATGGTTTACCCCTTTCAGGGTGTCTTGCCCTAGAAAAGTAATCGGCAACTTCTTGGTATGAGTTTAACTCTGAATAACTTTCGTACATTATGGCATCTCCTGTCTATAAAATATATGATTGTCAATACGGACAGTACGAGTAAACATATCTGTCCAAGAGGGATGTACCCACCATGCGTGGTAGTGGGTAGCACCATCTGTTAAGTCAATGATGTTGAGGTCACCTTCCAGTAACCCCCAAGATATTTCTTCTGCCCAAGCATATGCTTCTTTGTCTGTAATAGTTTCAGGTTTGGAATCACACCAAAAACTAAACTGACATTTGTTGGGTATAGGTATCTTGGAGTTCCAAGAATAATAGTATCCTTCTTTAACAACATCACACACGTTGTCAGGGTAGCGATAGTCTGCTACCCGTGACATTATTACTTGCCCTACTGCTATCTGCCCTACTGTAGGCTCACCTCTAGCCTCAAAGTAAATGGCAGTAGCCAAACAAACTAATGCTTCAATCATTTGGTTAACTTATGAGCAGTAACTTGTGCAGTCATGCTGTTGACATCAATAGCACTAGATAATTCTTTAGCTACTTTCTTTGCACTAGCTTTCTTATCCTCTGCTCTATGTCTGTCTTTATATTTATCGTCAAGTAAATCCCATAAGCCGGGAAATACTTTAAGAGCAGGACCAAGAGTATTGTATGTGTCCATAATAGTATTAACACCAGTAATAAATTTCTTCCTAGCAAATACTACTTTCTCAATCTTCATACGAAACTCTACCCATTCACCCCATAGAGTTGACCATCTGTCATCTTGGGCTGACAAAGTAACGTCTAAACTTTTTGACCATAACCTAGCTTCACTACAACCTTTACGACCATCAGGTAATCTAGATGGGTATCTTTTTCTTGTATTAAATTTCATTTTAATATCATCAAACCCATGTCTTCCATTCCACTTGTATAAATTCCAGTAGTCACTTCTTGATGGGTCATTTAAAGTGTCAGCTTTGTAATCTTGTGCATCACATACTGTAGGTATTGGAGCATCACTATTTCTAGTTGAGTTATGAAAATTACTAAACCCACTCAATCTTATTTCAGTTGCAACTTCAAAGTAGTCCTCGTCTAAAGCATTCATCTTGTCGATATTCTCTTGTCCAAACATCTTAAGATATATATGCTCTGCCCAATGGGATGGCACTTCTGTATTAATTACATGGTTAACCTTACCATTAAACATATGTTCTGCACTTTGTATTACTGAGTTTTTAAATTCGTTACTAAATCTAACTGTAGCCATTTATACCTCCTTTACTACATTAAAACAATTTCACCGAAAGGTGCTTCGCCCTTCTCGGTAGACACCCATAGTACTGGGTAATCAGGAGCATCACCAAAGTCTGAACACTCCAAGTCTGTAAGGAATACACAAGACACAGGATTTATGTCTTTCTCTTCCATAAATTTAAACACAGGACTAAAGGCAGTACCACCCCCACCTTTGGGATTATATGTAACCTCTTCGCCTTGCTCAAATACATCATAGCCACATACCTCGCTATCAAAGTATATGATATGTATCTTTTTCGGTTTAAGTTCTTGGCATACTGCATTGAGTTCCGACATAAACTGTGTCGTATAATCTAGGCAAGACCCTGACATATCCATAGCATATGCTACCTCACCTAACTGTTCACCAGTCTTGGCAGGTAGTATAAGGTCTTGTGATATGAAACGTCTGTTCAATCTAGCAAATGACCTGTCATCTGTTATGGCTTTCTCTTGGAACTCTCTCATAACTTTTGCCCAGTCCACTTTAGGTTGCAACAACTCACCTACAAGAAGTTCTAAGTTAGCACTTACGTTACCTGCTGCCTTAGCTGTCTGCAATGCTTGTGCTATAAGTACTTTCCATTGCTGTTTACGTTGCTCAATTTCAGCTGGTGATTTACCTTGACCATCTTCTATCTGTATGTCGAATGGTGTATCACCATCATCACCTATAAGTTTCTTATATCTTTCAGGATTCTTAGATAACTCATCATATATCTTGTCAGTATTGCCATCACATTTCTCAAACAATTCTTTGTCATAACAACCATTAGCTAACATCTTACCAATGCCGTCAGCTACAAGATAGTAATTGATTACAATGTCACCTGCTACATTCCATAGCTTGGGGTCTCTACCCTGTCGTCTATCAAGATGCTCAAGCATAGGGTGGAATAACTCGTGAGCACCCAAGAATATATCTTCGTCAGTACTCAACCCCTGAATAAACCAAGGGTTGAATATAACTTCTGTGTAGCTAACACCTGCTGTAGGTATAGCTATCTGTTCTTCTGTTGTTGCTAATCTGAATGGTAGGTTCATAGCAATGTACCCCCAAAACGGATAGTCCAACATAAGTTGTGACTTAAGCTTACTTATCTTCTGCTCAAGTGTAGCTTTCATAGTATCGTCAATAGGTTTAGGTTGATAGCCCTCGATACATCTGTTGTCTATAGATATTGGTTTTTGTATATCAGCGTAGGTCATATTTACTCCTTTTCTTCTGTTTGTAAATTAGCTATATCATTTTGGAGGTCACCATATCTCGGTGTAGTTGGTGTCGTGTCTACAGGGGTCCCCATAAACGCTGACATCTTCCTCACAATTTCCTGTGCTTCATCACCCTTCTGTTGTCTCAACACAGGGTCATTACGCAATGCGTTGATGTTATGTTTCATAAGCTTGGCTTGTATCTCTGCTTTGATACTGTCAATGGTAGGGTCTTCCATAAAGTTCAGCTTATCTATACTGTTAACTATATGCTCTAGGTTAGTAACCTTACTATCCCTGAACACAGCTGTTGGGTCAGCCAATGCAGTAGCTAATGCTTTGAGTGGTTCATACAATCTAGATTGCAGTTCCTCTTGTGCATGCTGCTCTGCTTTAGCCTTTCTCTTGGTAAGTTCTTCCTGTAACTCTGCTTTCTCTACATCGGTAAGCTCTACTCTGAAATCATTAGCAGGTACAGGGAAGATAGCCACATCAAGCTTGAACCTTTCGGCTATAGTTTCTTCAGGTGGATAGTCTTTAGGATTATAACTATCACCTAGATACCTAGTAGCATCTATCTTAAGTTGTGGATACTCATATGCAAACTGCTTAACGTCATAGTTCCATTGGTTCTTCCACTTGTTAAACTCTGAACGGAATGTCATAAGGTTTCTACTTGCCAACAAGTGAACACCTTTCATACCCCAAGGCAATGTACTATCATAGAACCATGTACGGATTTTAGTTTCCAAGTCTGTAATGTTATCAAGTGTTTGGCTGATAATACATCTCTTGGTAAACGAACCAGTCTTATTACTCATACGAAAATACTCTTGTACTTTATTGGTAGCTTGTTTGTCTAGTCGCCTGAATGTAGGCATACCTAAACTTAACTGAACTAATACTGCTTTAGAATCTAATGGCATATATACCTCCTAATCTATTGTTATTGTTTCTATTGCTCTCATTAAAATATACTTACCTTTTGGTAAGGCTAGTATGTCATCATTAAAACACTCTGCACTTCCTGCTACCCCTCTCAGGGTAGCTTTGTCTGTGTTATCATTGATGTTGATGGCTGTTATATCTCCATCATTTGCATTTATATACTCTAGTAATTCTTCAACTCTCATAGATACCCCCTAGAATAATACTGCGTTGCCAACTGTAACAGACCAGTCAGTAAACGCTTGTGTTTCTGATAGTGTAACATCTCTACGCATGGCAAGAGTTACAGTTAGTACACTAAACTCATCAGGTAATCTGTTAGTGTACTTGATTATGTTCCCAAAGTTCTCTCTGTTTGCTCGGTGTGATAGTGCCCCGGCAAGAGCATAGTTAACCATGTTCTTGTCCTCACCATCAGCTACCCTTGCCGTCATTGGATTGTCAATGATACTCTGTGGGTCAGGCAAACGTCTATGTGTCTTAAGCATAGCCATAAACTCTGATGCCGCACCATCACCGACAGCACCCTTGAACACTTCATACTCTGACTCAGGTGGCACAGTACCAAGCAGGTCACTAACACCCTCAACCCAAGCACGTGGTGTAGGGTTGGACTCTCGTTGTGGATCAAAGTCATGCAGTAGGTTAGGTCTGAAACGTGCAAAGGAAATAACTTCAGGCTTTACAGGTACAGGTCTTCGGTCAATAGCATACTTAGTCCAGTCATCTATGTGAGTATCAAGAGTAAGGATAGTATATCTGTTACTCAAGTGGGTAAGCATCTTATGTGAACCTGCCCTGTCCTGTGTACGATTACCTGTCATAACTACCTGACAACCTCTTGGTAGGTACAAGCCGTGCAATTCTCGAGCTTGAATGATGTTAGCGACTACCTTTTGAAGGTCATTACCTGTCTGCTTGAAGTCATCAAACAATAATATACCTTCCCAGTTAGGGTCACGTGGAAACCAAGACTGTATCTTGTAGGTTAGTGCATCACCAGTAGGAAACGGAATACCAAAGTCCTCGACTAGCATGGTAGGTATATGCTTGTGGATAAACCCAACCCCTAGTTCTTTAGCAACTTGTCCTACTATCTCTGTCTTGCCCCCACCAGGCTCACTCTCTATCATTGTTGCACGTTTAGCTATATATAAATCTTTAAGTGTGTTCTTTAATAGTTCGGCTCGCATTATCTTTTACCTCCTTTATATCTGTTATGGTCAATGCCGTAGGTTACTACTTGCCCTACCTGCCTATGTTGTTTGGCTATCATCTTGTTACTGAAGTAAAGGTCGTTGCCATTCTCATCCTTTACTAATGTGTTATCGTTTTTATTTCGTAGCATAAACAATCTCTTACCTATCACCTCTCGCATACTACTACCTCTCGCTATCACAAGGACACCAAAAGGTATCATTAAGATTAATAGGGTAATCATCACAGCAATTATTGTAGTTAATATACTGTATGAATAGGTAGGTTAGTACTGCATATATACCTACACACAGTACTAACACTTTGATTGCTCGTAATAGCTTACTTACCATTACGTATTGCCTTACTATAAGCCTTGATAGACTTGACTCTTTTATTGTAGTCAATATATGCCATCTTCTTATAGAAGTAATACTTGACATTACCACTTGATGTAAGGTTATCACTTACTACCCAAGTACTGTACTGTCCATTGTCGTCATTATCATCCTGATAATAGATGCTAACCTTATAGTGATTAGCACCTTTATACTGTTGCCTATTACTCATTCTCTAATCCCCTTCTTAACTGTTGGAATATACCAAAGGCATTATTAAGTAGCATACTGTCATATACTCTTGGTTTACTACAAGGTCGTTGTAACTTGACCCTGTACACTACACCTACACCACCATTAAGTTCAGGTATAGTAGTAGTATGTTTACTTAAAGATACATAAGCATCTCTAATATTAAACGATTGTATAAAGGTTGATTTATTGTTCATTATATTCTCCGTTAATTAAACATCATTGAATTATTGTTGGTTAGTATTAGCCAGTAGGTTATACCAGCTAATACAATGAATGGTATTGGTACTATAATGAGAGGTCTACTGCCTTTGATGTGGCTTTACGAGGCTCTTTTTTATCATTGAATAATGCCATATATACAGACTTACTAATACTACCATCACTATTCTTACGCTCTTTAATCATAATAGTAGGTATATTACCATTGCCATTAGGGTTAAATGGTGTCTGCATACCTTTGATATTATACTTCTTACATATAGCTTCATCCATACTAGCCTTCTTCATTGCTGTATAACAAGCCATAGCATCTAATGCCCCATTACTACCATCGTTATTGTACACAGTAACAGTGTCAGTATCAGAAGCTGGTACTATTGTTAGCCTTCTAGCTTCAGCCATTACTTGTATCTTAACATTACCATTATATACTGTCATATATATTCTCCATATAATAAAAGGTTATTATACAGTACCTATATTATAAAGGCACTATATACTGCGAAATTGTTTCGCTCCTCATTTTAGCCGATTTTCAAAAATTTGTCAAATCACCGACAATTATTTAGATTGTATAGTTATAATAAAATCAAGTACTTAACAGTAAATAATCTATAAAATCTATTAATCTAAAAGTAATATGACGTACCGAAAATTATATATATTATCTCAATATAAAAATTAGTATAGGATATATATAAAAAACGTAGATTATTTAGATTATATAGATTAATTTATATGGTGTATAATAGCACAATACTAGCTATACACTCATAGTATACACATAATAATGTATAGTATTATAATCTAAATATGGTTACGTTATGTCAAGTAACACCTAGATTATGTAGATTGTATATTTATGACAGTAACTAGACAGTACCTCGACCCCATACTATACAATAACCTGAAGTATGTCACCCAGTATTGGAACAGTACACGCGTGGTATATTGAGCGAGGACCCCCCGATTTATGGTATAGGGGGGGAGAAATAAAAATAAAAAAGAAAGAGGAAAGAGCCAGCATGAAGCCAGCTCAATCCATGTTGTGTTATTTTCTAGGTTGTTTGTAGACGAAGAATGCTATGATGCCTACAATAAAGATAGTGAAAAAGAATATTTCCATAGTGTTTCCTTTCTTGGGCCAGGAGTTGAAGCTCCTGACCCATATTGTTGTGCGCCTGACTACAGTACAAGCTCTTCTTCTTGCTTAGTACCAAGAGTTAGAATTTCTTCTCTTGGAGTCAGAGAAATATTTAAGCATGGGTTCCAAGATCCTTTTCGGTACGTCATGCTGAAGAATAGCTTATCGCCATTCTTCTTTAAATATTTAGCCGCCCACTCTAATGAGACAGGATTAATTGTCTCCGGCTTAGCTTTAAGCTGAACGTCACAAAACCAGAAACTGTAGTTATGTAACAAACGTCCTACACTTCTAGGATTTGCAAGCACTGCAAGAAAGAATGCCTTGACTTGCTCATCCGTATGAGTTGGCTTAACTGTCATGCTAGGCTTAGACTTATCATAAGTTAGCTTGACAAAATTATTAGTTGCCGGAGTGGACAACTTAACAGGATAATATAACATATTATCTCCTCTATGTTGCGCACAGACTACACAGGTAGCCTGTGCAGGTTATATCAGTCTTGCTTGATTTGCTGATGATATAACTATACATGATTGTAAAAAAAAGTCAAATCACCAGCATTTCTGCGGATTACAGAGATAGGTATTTTATCTATAACTTTTAGTGTGTCGGGTGTGTCGGGGGGGTAGTCGGACTGGCGTTTTATGACCCCTACCCGGTATACGTAAGCCTCTTATACTAAGTGCCGAAAAAATGAACGTGTATAGTTAGCGCATAGCCTTGACACTTATAAATAAAATAAGTATATACTAAAAATATGGACAGCTTACCTTTGAAACACACCAAGTGGTCAGACAGATTAGCTTTTGATATTGCGCTTATGCTTGAGGGCAGCGGAGAAACTACTGAAGAAGTATTTGCCAGACATCGGATTTGCGCTGATGACATGCTAAGATATAATAAAGATCCCATATTTCTAAAGAAAGTCGAAGGCTACCGTACTAGTATACGGGAAGAAGGCATGACTTTTAGGTTAAAGGCACGGGCACAGGCCGAAGAACTGCTTACAACTTCATGGACAATGATACATAATCCGGAAGTAAACGCGGCTGTAAAGGCTGATCTAATTAAACACACGATAAAATGGAGTGGGTTAGAGCCAAAGAATGATAATATTGTAGACGGTAATAATGGCGGAGTTAGAATTACAATTAACCTCGGAAACGAACTTGAACGAACAGGACCTGTCGTTGAACATGAAGCGTCAACCACAGTCCAATCTTCCATCGAAGATAACAGATAGTTTAACTAGTTATTTTGAAGGGTCCCCTGCAGCAGAATTTGCTGATATGGAAAACTGCCAGGTTTTTACAAAGCTTCTTGATGATTACGGAGTTTCCTATAAGATAAAAATAGCCCGTGGTAATAAGAAGCGTAAAAAATTTGTAGTTATGCCTTACGGGATAGGGAGATAAATATTGGATATAGACTATACACCCTCGTATACTGCAAAAAAGTTTATGGAGTCCGACCAAAAAATGAGGGCGTTTATGGGCCCTGTAGGATCGGGCAAATCTGTAGCATGTTCTTTTGAGGTAATACGTCGTGCTTCCATGCAGGAACCAGATAAGAATGGAATCCGACGAACTCGGGCGGCAGTGGTACGTGAAACTGCTAGGCAGTTGCAGGATACAACTATTAAAACTTTTCTCGACTGGTTCCCGCCAGGGCCGTGCGGGCAGTTTATGCGTACAACTAAGACATATTTCTTTAAAGTCGGTGACGTCGAGTGCGAAGTTATGTTTCGAGCACTGGACGACGCAGATGATGTCGCTAACCTTAACTCACTCGAGTTAACTTTTGCGTGGTTCAATGAGTGTCGCGATATACACCCTGACATTGTGGACGCCATGTCTAAACGTATTGGTCGTTTCCCATCATCAAAGGACGGTGGCCCCACATGGTTCGGAATGTGGGGAGACACGAACCCTCCTACAATGGACACTTGGTGGTACTACCAGATGGAAAAGCTCAGTCCAGTTGACGGAGTCAGTGAGAATGACAACGGCTGGGATGTTTTTAAACAACCCTCCGGCAGGAGTACGTTTGCGGAAAATATTGAAAACCTTCCGGATGGGTACTACGATACTCAAGGTAGATCGGAAGAATATATACGTGTGTATATTGATGGTGAATATGGGTTAAGTTCAGCTGGACAGCCTGTGTATAAATATTTCAGACCTGACTACCATATGGCTAAAGAGCCTGTGCGTTCTATTATTAATGGCGTACGTCCTATAGTTGTGGGTATGGATTTAGGTTTGACACCTGCTGCTGTTATCGGGCAACAGGATCCTAGGGGTAGAGCACTTATACTGGGGGAAGCTGTCAGTTTTGATATGGGTGTGCAGAGATTTGTAAGATCGGTACTTAAACCGCTTATATATGAAAAGTTTTCAGGTGCACCTGTAATTATTGTTACAGACCCAGCCGGTGTGCAGAGAGCACAAACGGATGAGCGTAGTGCGGTAGATATTATAAAGGCAGAAGGGTTCAGGGTATTCCCTGCAAAAACTAATAATATATCTGCAAGGTTAAATTCAGTTGACGATTTTCTTATGCGGCATGTAGATGGCGACTCGGCATTTCTTATGGACTCCAGCTGTACTAATCTTAAAGCGGCAATGATGGGAGGGTATAGATACCATCAGAAGAACGGCACCATAGAAAAAAATAAACATTCACATATTGCTGAAGCCCTTCAGTATCTTATGTTACACATAACTAGTGCAGGTGAAGGAGCAATGATTTTGCAAAGGCGGGATATAAAATCTGTTGCGGCAGGTGGATGGACCTGATATACTATACATATTCACACTCCCGTGGGAATTTAGTAGGGGGCGTACCTACAAATATATCAGGCATGATTCTCCTACGCCCCCTATTTTTTTGTTGCCAACGTATTTATGGAGGTGTATAGGTGAATTATAGAGCTTTTTATTTTAGTGGAAAAAGAGCTAAGTTTTTAAATCTAAACTTAAATAAAGGAGTAGCGATATGCCATCAGGGCCAGGAACATACGGAAGCAAAAAAGGCAGACCAAAGAAAAAAAAGAACGGAGGTAAGTAATGCCACCAAAAAATTATTATCAAGCTAAAAAATCTAACTGGAGTACTGGTAAATCTACTAGCCGATCAGCTGGTGCTAACCAAGGTTTTAATCAGTTTTCTCGTAAATCAAAACCTGCTAATATTTCTCCCAAGCCAGTAAAGCAAACTAAGTCTAGTTTTTCTTTTTTTCCTACTTTAGACATAGCTAATAAAATTATTAAAAGTATTCCGTCTATAAAGGTTCGCCCCGCTAAACTTCCAGATACCAGACCTAGAGGTACTATAATTAGCACTACGCCTACTAAAGACGGAAAGTCTAAAATTAATACGTTTAGTAAAGGCGGAAAATCTAAAATTGTTACAACAGGAAAACAGATGCCCAGAGGAAATTTAGCAGGGGCATCTGGAGCAATACCGGTAAAAGTCAAAGTATCTAAAACTAAAATAGCGCCAGCTAAAAATCTTTATAGTAGTTACACAAGACCGAAATCTGAAACTTTTGAAAAGAACACACCTAAAAGAAACCTGGCAGCAAAAAGGCAAGCAGTTATTGGTGCGGCTATGCAAATGTTTGACAAAAAGAAGAAAAAGGTTAATTCAGGTTATGGACACATACCACAAGAAGTAAGTAGAGGAACAAAAAAAAGACCTTGGTATAGCAAACAAGAAAACGTTATAAATTGGAATAAAAAGAAAAAGAAAAAGAACGAGTTTGCATAATGGCTTATAAAGAAATAAAATTTAAAGGTCCTACTGTATTTAAAAATAAGCCCAAGCCTCCGTCTAAAAAAATACAGACAGCAGATTTGGGTACAATTCTTCCCTTCTTAAGTGATAATTTAGGTACTATTATAACAGGTGGTGCTGGTGTGATATCAGGCTTAGCAGGTTATGCAGGGTATGAACTTGGCAAACTTAATAGGTTTAGGAATCAACAAAGAAACTTAAGAAACCAAGCAAATATAAGAAGATGGAAGGATTGGAATTAGTGGCAGGATTATCTATACTACGTGTTGTTGATAACGCTACTCTTGTAGAGGAGGATAAGAAAGCTGAACTTGAAAGAGAACTGGACGAACGTCAGTCTGATCCTCTTTTCCAAGGGTTAACTTCATATCTTAGAGAATGCTGGGATGCGGCACAACAGGCTAAAAAACCTATAGAAGACATTATGCTTAAAGCTATGCGCCAGCGTAATGGCGAATATGAAGCAGATAAACTGAGACATATACAGGATCAAGGTGGGTCTGACATTTATATGATGATAACTGAAGTTAAATGCCGGGCCGCAGAGAGCTGGCTACGTGATATATTGTTGGATACTGGTAGCCCACCTTGGGAATTAGAGCCTACACCTATACCTGATTTATCTCCTGAACAGTCTAAAGAAGTAGAAGGTATATACGCTCAGAATGTAATGCAGCTTATACAGATGCACGGACAGGCACCTTCTCCTACAGAAATGTCAGAAATACGCGAAATGGTTCACCAGGATTACAGGTTTAGAATACTACAGGCTGCACAGAATCGTGTGTCTAGAATGAAACTTAAGATTCAAGACCAGTTTGTACAGGGGGGTTGGCCTGAATCTTTTAATGATTTTATTACAGACCTTGTTACTTATCCTTCTGCTTTTATAAAAGGACCTATTGTACGACGCCAAAGAAAATTAGGGTGGATAACAGAAGAAGGAACTACTTCTGTACAAGCTGATGAAACTATAGGTCCTGAGTTTGAAAGAGTAGATCCTTTTAGAATATATCCTGAACCAGGTATAACTAATCTTAATGAGGGTTATTTATTTCAACATCATCCTCTAACTCGTATGGAACTTGCTGATCTTATAGGAGTTCCAGGGTATGATGAAGATGCTATACGTAGACTTCTTGAATTAGGAAATGCGCAGAGCTGGATAAATGAAGACGTTGAAATGACTAAAGATGATGAAGAGCGTAAGTTTCACGGATACCAAAGACCTACAGAAATATTTGATGCGTTAGAGTTTTGGGGTAAAGTTAGTGGAGCTATGCTTCTTGAGTGGGGGCTTACTGAAGAAGAAGTTGACGATCCTGCTCGTGAATATGACGCCTGTGTATGGATTGTGGGTAATTATATTATTAAAGCTCTTTTAAATTACGATCCATTAGGAGAAAAACCATATGCTAAAACATCGTTTATTAAATGCCCTGGAGCATTTTGGGGTAAGGGTATTCCAGAGATTATTGAAGACTTGCAGGGAGTTTGTAATGCTTCTGCAAGGGCTTTGGTTAATAACATGGGGATATCTAGCGGACCTCAAGCAGAAGTTAACTTGGAAAGAATCCCGCCCAACGAAGACATTACGCAAATCCACCCGTGGAAAATCTGGCAAGTCACGAACGACCCGTTAGGATCCAGCTCACCTGCTGTTAGATTTACTCAACCTGACGATAACGCTAATACATTAATGGCAGTATATGACAAGTTTAGTAAACTTGCTGACGACCATTCAGGTATACCTGCATATGTATATGGGGATTTGAATGTTAAAGGGGCAGGACGAACTGCATCAGGATTGTCTATGCTTATGGGTTCTGCTGGTAAAGGTATACGACAGGTAGTTATGCATATAGACAGTGATATAACTAAACCTATTGTAACTAGACAGTTTATTTATAATATGAGATATGACGAGGATGAAAGTATTAAGGGAGATCTTGAAGTTCAACCTCGTGGCGCAATTAACTTAGCTATTAAAGAAACAGTTAATATGCGTAGACTTGAGTTTCTTAACGCAACCGCCAATGATATGGATATGCAGATTATTGGTAAGGATGGCCGCGCAGCTATATTACGCGAAGTGGCTAAAGGGTTGCAAATGCCTGTGGATGACGTTGTACCGTCCCGTGAGAAGGCAGCCGTTACAGATAGGATGCAAGAAAAGATTGCCGCGCAGCAACAAGGCGGGCAACAAGGTCCTGCTCCTAGACAACCAGACGGAAGCCCTCAAGGAGGTATGGACGCCAACCTAGTGAGTAACCGCGCAACAGGAGGTGAAGGATGATAAAACCTGAACCGGAGGTTATTCATGCTCTAGCTTCGTCTATACACCAGTATCCTATCCTTAAAGAATGGGTTGACAACTGGCGTATGCATGAGTTAGAACAGCTACCAAATGTTGCTACGAACACGGCATTAGCACAGGGGCGGTGCCAAGTTTTAAGTGAGCTACATAAATTATTAAGAGATGCCCCGTCAATTTCGGCAAAGTCCTAGTGACAGCCGGTTAATTACGCATACCAAAAGGAGCGTTAAAATATGGCAAAAAATTTACCAAAGCAAGTTCAAAAGCAGTCTGAGGAAGTACAAGAATTGTACAAAGATATAACTGAAGAAGAAGTTACTGATAATTCTGATAGTTCCGACAGTGCACCTGAACAAGCAACTAAGCCTGAGCAAGAAGAGCAACAAGTCTCGGGTACTCAAGATGAAAGTTTTGAGCAGAAGTATAAAACTTTACAGGGAATGTATAATGCTGAAGTGCCGCAACTTAAAGCGAACAATCAGAATCTTACAAATAGGTTGAACCAGATGGAACAGTTAATTACCTCTATGGACGCTGCAAAATCTGCACCACCTGCTGAACCTGTTAAGCCACCTTCATTAGTAACGCAAGCAGATATAGACGAATATGGTGAATCTATTGATGTAATGCGTAAAGTATCTAAAGAAGAATCTGCTGCTGCACAAAATAGAATAGCTGAGTTAGAAAATAAATTACATCAGTTGCAATCTAATGTTTTACCTAAAGTAGAACAGGCCGCCAAAAATGCAAAAACTTCTCAAGAGCAGATTTTCTGGTCTGAGTTAAATAAGGCTGTTCCTAAATGGCAAGAGATCAATAGTAACCAAGATTTTCAAACATGGTTATTACAAACTGATCCTCTTACAGGAATTAGTAGGCAATCTTATTTAGATGATGCACAAAGGCAGTTTGACGCAGCTAGAGTTTCTAACTTTTTCACTACTTGGGAGAGTTTAAATGGTTCGCCAAATGCTCAATCCGCGAAACCTGTCAAAGAATTGGATAAGCAGATAGCACCAAAGAGAGGTAGAAATACCGGTACTCCTGCTATGAATCCAGGCCAGCAGTATTCGCCAGCAGACATTACTCAATTTTTTAAAGATGTTCAGCTTGGAAAATACAAAGGTCGTGAAAAAGAGAGGGATCGTATCGAACGCGATATATTCGCTGCGCAAGCAGATGGACGTATCGTAAATGCTTAATCTAACCGCATAACATAAGGAGTTATAAACTATGGCTTATGCAACATCTCCAGGTCACCCGCAGTATACGGGTAACTTTATTCCTGAGATTTGGTCAGGAAAGCTGATTGAAAATTTCTATGATGCAACAGTGCTCTCAGCAATTTCCAATACAGCTTATGAAGGTGAGATCAGAAATATGGGTGATACGGTTAATATCCGAACCACTCCTGAAATCACAATACAAACCTACGTTAAAGGCCAAACACTTAGCGTAGAACAACCAGATAAAGCAAAGTTACAGCTTATTATTGATAAAGGTGAATATTTTGCTTGTATCGAAGATGATGTCGACGAAGTTCAGGCCGACATTAATATGATGGATCAATGGTCCAAAGACGCTTCTGAGCGAATGAAGATCAAGATTGATACTCGTGTCTTAACTGATATGCTTACTGATGTATCTGCTGATAACAAAGGAACTGCTGCTGGAAGAATTTCTGGTAACATTGGCCTTGGTGAGGCAAGTTCTCCAGTCGCACTTACAAAGACTAATGTAATTGGGTCTATTGTAGATTTAGGCACAGTTCTTGATGAGGCTAATGCTCCTGAAGGGGATCGCTTCCTAGTGATTCCTGCAAAGGTAGCAGGTTTAATTAAGCAATCTGATCTTAAAGACGCTTCTATCACTGGTGACGGAAGTACACCATTGAGAAACGGACGCTTAGGTATGATTGACAGATTTACAGTATATGTAAGTCACAATCTATACAAGAGCGGAAGCGAGTATAGCGTTATAGCTGGACATAGTATGGGTTTTACATTTGCATCTCAGATGACAAATATGGAAACTATCAGGTCTGAAACAACTTTTGGTAACATCATTCGTGGTCTTCAAGTTTACGGTTATAAAGTCGTTAAGCCTGAAGCTCTTGCCACGCTTGTGTGTACAGCGTAAAGGAGGGCTAGAACATGGCTGCTTATACAGACTCACACGGCTTTGATAAAGGTTCAGCTGGACATCCAGCTAAGGGCATTAACAGAGTCGGATATATGGAAGTCACTCTTGACTTTGCCAAAATAACAACAGACAGAGCTACAGCAGGTGCAACCGCCCTTGCTGCAGGTGATTCTCTGCAAGTACTTTCTATCCCAGCAAATACTTTAGTGCTGGCAGTTGGTGCTACAACTCAAACTGCTGAAGGTGCAGCGTCAACATTTGATATCGGTCTTACCGGTGGCGATGTTGATTTGTTTGTTGATGGTGGTGATGCTAATGCAACAGGAACCACTTCATCAAACGGTGCCGGCTTAGATGGCGATAATCAAAGCCATTACTTTGCAGCTGCAGATACTATTGATATGCTTATCGGTGTATCTGGTGCTGTAACTGATGCCGCAAAGATTAAAGTTTGGGCAGTTGTTGTTGATTGTTCATAACAATTAAAAACTAGGGGGGCGTAAAAACCCCCCTTTATTTAATGGAGATTCAAATGGCGGAAAAAAGACGCTGGTTAAAAAATATGGTAGACGGGGAAATCTACGGCTGGAACGAAATTTTAGCAGAAAACCCTAGAACAAAAGAAGTTACAGAAGAGGAAGCATTTCCTGAAAAGTTTATACCTAAAAAACAAAAAGGTAGGAAATCTAAGATTGACTTAACTGTAGATGAGTTTAAAACTAAAGATGAAACACCAAGTTCTGTAACAGAAGAAGTTGAAGAAGAAGCTTCTAAAGGTTTGCCTAAGTGATTTTAAATGATGTCATTACTGAAGTAAGGCGTATTATACAAGACGAAACGACTCCTTATCGTTATAGTGACACAATACTTTTAAGTTTTGCAAACCAGGCGTTAAAGCGTATAGCTGTGTTGCGCCCTGATCTTTTTGCTTATATAGGTACAGTTACTTGTGAAGCAAATAAAGTACTACAGTCTGCTCCTTCAGATTCTATACGTATGATAGAAGTTTTTTCTGTTCAAAACGGAAGTGGTATAACAGAAACTACTCGTGAAGTTTTAGATCAGGCGTATCCTACATGGATGAATGATGATGCTGCTGCTACGCAAAACTGGATGAGGCATATACGAAATCCTAATAAATTTTTTATATATCCTAAAGCTCCTACTGGTCAAGTTTTAGACATTGAATACGCTCAGACTCCTCCTACATATGACGGAACTACTACTGTAACTCTTTTAGGAGATGCTTATATTCCAGTAGTTGTAGATGCTACAGTATTTATAGCTGAATCTATTGATAATGAGCATGTAAATTCTAATCGTGCTCAATTATTCCAACAATCCTTTACTCAAGCACTAGGTGTTGGTATACAAAGTAGAGCTATTACAGATACTGAAGAATCCGGTGAGCAAGG